AGCGCTTCAGGTTCGGTTCGGCCGTGTTATGCCAGACAATGCCGATCGGCTTCCAGGCCGTAAAATCAAGCGCATCGACGTGCGCCTTGAATTGGTCAGGGGTCATGAAGCGCTTATCTGCTGGCCATGCCATCTGTCACCTGATGTTCGGAAAATGTTGACGAAAAAATCGCCTAGTTCTGCTGTTTTTGCGGTTGTGCCACCACAAATTCAGCCACGGCGCAGTTTTCCATACAGCCGAATCGATGCGCCGTATTATTACGTTGTGCCACTCTCCTGCTTGACAGCACAAGCAAGAATCATCCGGACTACCGTCCGGATGCGCCGAACAGATCGAAATCCAATTCTGCTTGAACGGCCCCCAACCTCTAGTTACCATCCCCTCACCCCCCTGATCCGATAATGGCGCAAAAGATTAGCTCGCCTTGCGAGCACATATGCGATCGGCCATCTGGGCTATCCCGGTTCAGCTCAATCCTCTCGTTAGGGACGGTGATCCAGACGCCGTCAAGAGATCGCTGCAACTCCCATTGCCCGGCACTATTGCGCCGAACATGTTCGACTGGAGCGCAATCCTTTCGATTGCAGCAAGAAATGGTCGGATTATCCGGCCTCATCCAGTTTTGGTAGAAGTCTTCGTGAATCGCGGCGTGTTCGGGAGGGTGAAAATGTTCTTGAGCCTGTGCAAAGGCTGTGGAAAATAACGTGAATAATATGACAGCTATAGCGCCTCGCATACACAACTCCGGGGTTGTGCATCCACTATTACCACAAGTCTTCAGCGATTCCTAATTTCAGGGCGCGTAGGGGTTGACGACCGGCTCTGAGATCTGGCGGCGATGTTCGGGAATCTGAGTCCACGCTGCCGGGGCCAGTTTTGCTCCTAAACCGGTCTTCGGCACCATGGCTGCTTGGCGGGCCTGCTGCAAAGCGCTGTCTCGAATCAGTATGTTGCGCAGCTTATTCACATTGCGCTTGGTCAGGGCGATGCCGAGCTTCTTGGCGGCGTAGCCTGCCATTGCTACTGGTAGTGTGTGCCCCCCACTAAGTGAGTATGCGGCCATGTGCCCCATAATACCGAGCTTGGTATCGGGGGCCAAACGACCGGCGTTACGCGCCATGTTTGCCAGAGAAGTTTTTGATCCTCCCGACACGATGCGATCCAAAGCCGCTTTTGATTCATCAGTCCAGCCGGGGATTTTCTGATGACGGAATTTGCCGTAGGGACGGAATGCCTGGCGGATATTGTTGTTGAGATTCCCGCCGTAATAGTTCGAGCCGGCCATCTTGCCGGCATTCTCTTCAAGCATATCGACCAGACTGCCGCGCTTGTAGGACGCCCAATCCTTTCGGGCATCTTGCAGGATGCTGTTAGCCTTCGCCGCATTGCCGGCATGCAGATCGGATTGTTTGAGGTTGGGCAAGAAGCTGTCGATATGGTCTATAGCCTTCGCAGCTGCCGCGGCTTCCTGCGTCATCTGCCCTTGCGCGTCTTTTTCCTTCGCGATTCTTCCAAGCGTTCGGCGCGTGTTGTCGAGATCGCTGATCGTGACCGGGGCATTGGCGCCAACACGCGGGCGCATGCGATCTATAGCTTGGAAGGTCTTATCGCCAAGCCCGGCAGATGGATGAAACCCGGCGTTTACCAAATCGCCTTCAATGACGTTGGCCAGTCCGCGAACCGCCTGCGGACCGATTTCCACGGCCGCGACATCCGGATGTTTGTACGCTGTCTGGGAGGCAGCTTTTATCTCTGCGAGCGAAGCATGCGGTGCCCTTGGTGTTTGCGCCGCGCGGCCTGCGACAGTCCCAAGCGCCGATCCGACGTCCTCGCGAATATCCTCGTAAATGCTTCCCGGCGTCTGCTGGGCGGCAACCTCCGGGTTGATGTATTGACCGGCCGTATGAATGGCGCTTGCCATGGGACGGCCGACTAGAGACTTGGCAGCACCATAGGCTGGAGCCAATGGAACTCCCGCAGCCGTTGCGAGGCCGCGTGCAAATTTGCCGAAGCGCGCAGGTGTTTCCAGGAGATCGCGGCCGTAGCCTTCCCAGAAACCTTCATCGCGCGCACCTTTCCTCGGACTGAGACTTTCGCTCAGATCCTGCTTGGCGCTGCCGAAAGCTTCCGAGGTGGTACGTTGCGCTTCATTAGACGCATCGACAATCGGCTGCGGAAGATTGAGCTGCTGCGCAACCGTTTTCGATTCGTCAGCTTGATCTAAGACGAAGCCTTCCGGAAGCCCGCTCGGCGAAGCAGTCGGGGCGTCAACGACAAAACCTTCTGGAAGTTCGGCCATCTTATTCTACCCACGATCCATCAGCTTTTTCGCGCAATTTTTTGCCAGTCGCTGGATTTGTCGCCGTCCTTCCGGTGAACTCTTTAGCAGCGGGAGCAGCAGGAGGTGGTTCCGGAGCCGCTGGCGGTGCGCCTGGACGCCCGGCGCCAAGTTTTTTATGCAACGCTGCTTTTGTTTCAGCGATAGCTTCGGACCGGTTGTCGAAATCTTTTTCGAGCAGTTTTACGGCCGACCTTATTTGCTGCGCCGACGCATTAGGCGATAGTGCGTCAGACACTTCCTTTCTGGCAGTATCGGTCAGAACGCCGGTCAGGTTCGGGTTGGTTATGATCTTGGCAACTTCGGCCGTGTAGAGACGATATTGCAAGTTGAAGTCGCTGACATCTGGATCGCCCTTGACGGCATTTCTGCCAGCGCGAATCCAGCGCTCGATAACCGGAATGCCGGTTGTATCTACTTTATCGGCAAGCCCGATCAAGACTTGTCCGTTCTTTCTTGCCGTGTTTTCAAACGCGGTGATGCCTGCGGACTGTTTCTCAAGTCCGCTTATGGCATTGCTGATCGCACGCGGATCGGCAGTCGCTATGATCTTGTCTGCTGCAGCTTCACCGGCATAGCGCGATCCGCGATAGTCCGGATAGCGCTCCCGTACTTTATCCATGGCGGCTTTAGCTTGTGGATCGCGGGATCCCGGCCCTGGAGGAGGTTCGAGATAGTTTCCAATACGATCGGCTCTGCGACTTACGGCATCTTCGTCAACAGTTCCAGATAGCCCTATGCGCTGCTTCTGGTATTCTTCCATTGCCTTGTGATGCCGTTCAGTTTCGCCCATCGCCCGCAGATGTCGCGCGGCTTCAGTTTCCAAGCGCTTGGCGGCTTGATCGACGCTCTGCTGCTTCATGCGCGCGGTCTGCTGCTCGCGCAGTGCTTCCACGCCCTTCATGCCACCCTGACCGATGGCCGCCAGCGGCGACGTCGGAAGGCCGTGCGAGTCGCGATGCCCGGCTGCCGCCATGGTGCCGAGCCCGGCCTGCATCAGCGCCAGCCAGGGATTGTCGACCAGATCCGAACGCTTCTGTGGAGGCGCCCAGGGGTTATCAGGATCGTTGCCGTCGAATTCAACTTCGGGCTTTGATCGTGGAGGCGGCGCGGGTGCTTCGTCCTCAACTTCTTGATTAAGCCGCGTCGACGACGCGATCGGCGGCGTGGCTGCCGGCTGAAGTTCGGAAGCCCATGGATCTGACAGCGCGTTCCAGCGGTCGCCGAACGGCTCTACGCCAGGCGCTAGCTTTTCCGGCCCTGCCGTAGAACCTATGTCATCATATCCAAGGTCACTTCTTACTTTGTTGAGATTGTAACGATCATTAAAAGTATCGGTCGCGCCTCCAGATGCGTAGGGAATCGGCTTCCCTGCTTTTGCTTTGCTGAGATCAGGAGCGCCTGTAAATGTTTTACCTGTGTGCCACCTGCCGCTAGGATATTTAAAGACTGTCGATCCATCCGGCAGCACATACGGAGTTTTCATTCTAGGAGCGGAAGCGGCCTGCACAGCTTTCTGCGCAACATTTGAAAGATCGGGAGCGTTCGAGCGAACAGGCCGCGTGCTGGCATATCCTTTAGTGGCGCCAAGCGCGCCGAACGCACCGCTCACGCCGGACGCTAATGCAACGCGCTGCCAGTAGCTTTTCTTGTCCAGGTCGGCCTCGGCTTCCTGGCGCGTGGCGGAAGATCGCGGCAAGCTGTTGATATCCATTTCCGTTGGGCCGGCAATCGATGCTCCCCCTTCAATGGCGCCGGTAGTGGCGCCGATCGGAATAGATGCCCACGGTGACAAGCGCTTTCCGAGATATTTGCCGCCGAGAAAAGAAACGGCTGGAGAGGCTGCCGTGATCGCTGCGCGCGTTCCCGGAATTTTGTCGAACAACGACGTTTCGGCTTTCTTTTTATCGATAGCTGCCTGCCGAAGCCTATCTTGCTCTGCAGTAAACGTCTCGCGAGCAAGATTATAATCCTCCCCGCGAGACGCTAAGAGCGCTTCTTTTTCTTTTGCGAGACTATCAATTCGAGCTTTTTGCGTACCTGGAGCCGATTTCGTTTTACGCTCTGACTCTAGTGCAATTGCAGCTTCGATATCACCAAGACGTTTCGCCCGATCCTTATTAGGATCAGACCATTTAAATTCCGGCTCGCCTGCCTCGGTCGGCGCTGTTCCGGCCGCAAGGCCATAGAGCGCGCCACCAAGTCGTGGTGCGTAGCTTGCCAGCATTGCTTCCGGGCTGCCTGCGATTGCGAGCGCCGTTCCAGCAGCTCCCATCAACGGCCCTTCTTTACGGCCGGAAGTCGGACGTACACTTTCGCGCGTACGCAGTGCGGCGCGCTCAAATGGATCGCTTTCTTCCAGCGCTGCTTGCCGCCGCGTGAACGGCGACATTACTTCGTCTTCAACTTCGCCGCCTTCCGCCATGTGCATCGGACGATACGGAGGCGGTCGGTCTGGGACAGGCGGCGCTATGGTTGCTTCGCGCTTCTTGCGCTCGTAGTTGAGCGCCATCGGCACAAACGGATTGGAGCGTGGAAGCGGCACATGCTCAGGCATCGCGCGCGGGGGCGCATCCTGCATGCCGCTTTGCATGAACAACGGATCCTGCCGCGGGCTCTCGGTCGGAGGAGCCATCTCGCCCCAACGTTCGGCGAACGGATTGCCTTCATCCGCGCCTTTGCCGGCACTCGCCATCATGTCTGCGTCATTATGTCGCATTGGGGGAGGCGCGTGCTCGATCGTTGGCGCGTCATCCGATCCGATCGCATTTGCCGCAAGCTGGCCCGAGGCAATAAACGGCCACTTGCCGATGGCTGGATGATGTAGCATGGCTTCGTTGCCGTGCGGGTTCTTGGCCGGGTCGGTCGACATGAAGCGCCCGCGAATTTGCATCCGTGGATTTCCAGTGCCTGTCGGCGAAGGTTGTAATCTAATACCGCTAGGACGCAGCCCCAGGCTGGCAAACGGCAATGCTGCCAGCATGTCATTGCCGATCGAGCCGGTGTGCGGCGTCGGCGCGATGGCCTCGTTGATCCCACGCAAGGCTTTCAGGAATTTATCGTAGTACGAAGACTTTTCTTCGGCCGCACCGCCCTCGGCGTAACCATTGACAGCGCCGCCCTGATTAAGAAAAGGCAGCACTTTCAGAGCAGTACCGGCAATCTGTCCAAGCATCCCGCCGCCACCGCCTTGTTGTTGCGGCGCCTGCAGTTGTGGAATATGCGGCTGGATCTGAGGAATCTGCCCGGTTGGAACCAGCGTTTGTGGCGCGATGTTGATCGGCTGCACGCCAGATTGTGGTGCATGAATACCAGCGGCGGACGTATTACCGGCATCGCGCAGCATCTGGATCTCGGCCGCCTGGATTTGATCATCCATGCTGTCATCGGCTTCGCCGCCTTCGGCATAACCAACCACGCCGCCGGTGGCGTACGGGTTGATTCGGCCGCCATCTGCGGCATACGGCCCTTGGCCTTGACCGGCAGCGACCCATTGATTTCCACTCATGGAGCCGTCGTAATTATAGCCTTGGTTCAGATTGCTCAGCCCCTGAAAGCCTCCCATTGCGCCGTACGCTCCGAGGCCGGCCATCCCAAGCCCAGCGATCTGCCCGAACGGGCTTGGCTGTGGATAAGTCGTCTGGCCCGCGGTCGTGCCGCCTAGCCCCGGCGCCAGCGAAGCCGTGATCCCGGCATTGAATTGTGCATTCTGGTACGGCCACTGGATGCGCGCCAGCTCCTGCTGGTACGGCGCATTCAGCTGTGCCTGTTGCAATTGCTGCTGCAGGCCGCCGGTACCAAGCTGCGCCTGCGAGCCCTGTAGCGCGGCGTTCTGCGCGACCGGGCCCAGAGCCCCGATACCGAAACCGGCGTTCTGGGAGGCGCTCAGCGCCGGCTGGTACAGCCCCGCGAGTGTCTGCCCCGCGGCCAGCTGCTGCTGACGCAGCAATTCACCTTGCCCGACTGCAATACGATCGGCGCCGACGCCGCCTGCCTGCTGGGTCAGGTTGCCGGTCGCCTTGCTCATCTGCGAGCCGAACAGATCCTTCATCCCAGCCATGACGTTGGCGGCGTAGGGATTGAGGAACTGATTGACCCGGTTGCCGCTGAAATAATCTTGAGCCTGCTCGAGATACGGCTGCGCCTGTCCCTGGGCGTTGCGCACGCCCTGGAACGCCTGCATCTGATCCGGTGAGAAGCCGGCAACAGGCGCCTGTGGCGTCTGGAACGGCGTCTGCGCGACGTTCTGTGCTTGGGTCAGCGCGCCGGTAATGGCGGTTTTGGCCTGTGGCGCGGGGCGGTACGTCTGGCTCTGGTTGACCGTCGTATCGGATCCCCAACAATTTCCGCCCATGACTGATCCTAACTGCTATGCCACAAAAACACTTCGCCGACCTTCGGGAACATGCGCCGGTAGAGCACGCATTTGGCTTCCGTCCGCTCGGTCGAAACGACCCCGCTCATCAGCGGCAACGCCGTCAGCCTAGCCTGATGCTTCATCCATTCCAGAAGCGCCATGGCGTGCCGGGAGCGGCGATGATCGGGAGCGACAAACACGAAGCAGTCTCCGACATGCTTGTCACGGGTGTACCACACTTCGCCGATCACCAGAAACGCCAGGGCTTCCAGAGCCCCTGGGGCGCCGATGACGCCGATAACGCCGCGCGGACCGGTATCCATAGGGTCTATGCGCTCCGGCCAGAGCGCGCGGCTGACGAAGTGCTCGACCTTTTGCGGGGCCAGCTCGAAGATCCCATTCTCGGCGTGCCCGGTCAGAAACAGCCGCCAGACTTCGGCGTAATCATCCGGGCCGGCCACGCGAACGATAGAAGGTGCTGTCATTTCTTCGGCGGTTTGAGGTTCTTGAGAGTTTTAATATGCTGCTTGCGCGTGGACATCACCCACGCATCCAACACACGATGTCCTTTGTCGAGATCGCCACCGCCGATCTCGCGTACCTTTTCCGGACTCACGACATATTCACCGCCAGCTGCGACGATATCAACGTCGGGTGCCGCGCCGCCATCGGCGATCTTCGGCATCTTCATCCGGCCTTGCTTGTGAATGATGGCGCGCGGCGTGCGCAAGCCGCCTTTCTTGGAAAGCCCGAGCATCTGATTGGCGATCTGGCCGCCGGCGATCGAGTTGCCTTGCCCGATGGCCGCGAGATGTTCGGCTGGCAGGATATACGCCCCACCTCCGACCGTGATGGGCAACGCGTCCGTGCGCCCCGGCACCGCCGACTTGATCATGCCTTCGTGGGCCAGGGCGCGGCCGGAAGCGCGTTCCTGCCAGGAAGTACCTCCGGAAGCGAAATTCTTTCCGTACTTTCGGGCATTACGCATGGCGGCCGCCACCGCTTGGTTCTGCGGATGCCCGGCATGAACCATTTCCGAAATATTGGTTGAGATGGCGTTGCGTGAACCCGATTTTATCAGCGGCATGGTTGCACCTTACGCATAGAATTCTTCGATGATGATGATACCAGCTGCTCCGCTTGCACCTGCCGTACCTCCTGCCGCTCCTCCAGCACCAGCAGCACCAACAGCAAACGCTGTCACTCCAGGGTTATTGACCCAGAATTCAAGGTATTCGCCTGCTCCGCCACCACTGCCGCTATTAGCTGCTCCGTTCGCCCCGCCGCCGGCGCCGCCGGCGCCGCTGTTTGCGGCTACGGCTCCAGAACCGCCGCCGATAGAAGCGTTGCCTCCGCCGCCGAACGGATTAGTCCCGCCTGCCCCGCCAGGCGAATATACGGTTGCACTATTACTGATACCGCCTGCGTTGCCGGCGCCGCCAGCAACACGATTAATAAATGTTCCTGTACCGGTGGCGCCGCCCGAACCGCCGCCTCCCTGCGCAGATGCAGATGCCCCGCCGCCGGTACCGCCAATACACGTCCAGCTGCCAAAGGTCGTCGTACCGCCAGTCGATCCGCTATTAGAGGTGCGCGCACCTCCTCCACCTCCGCCTCCGCACATTCTAACGCGAATGCGAATTACGCCGGTTGAAGGCGAGTAGTTTCCAGAACCTCCCGTGGCCCGTTGAACCGTCGGGGCTTGTCCCAGGAGGATCCAGACCGTTCCGTTCCAATACTCCACTCCGCTGATGGATGTGTTGTAGCGGATCATTCCGACCGTCGGCGCCCCCGGCCGCGATGTCGTGTCGCCGGTCGCAAGTTTGCCATACTGACTTGAATTCTGCGTTACTGGGCCGCCAGCCGTAATCCCGCTCGACGTCGTAATGGAACTGTAGGTGTTCTGTGCGTAATTGGCGCCGGTCGACGTCATGCTGATGATGCCCTGACCGCCGGAGACGAGCGTGACGCCGCTTCCACCAGTCGGCTGGGCTACTACGTCGTAGGATGATCCAGATGTCAGGTTGTTGCCGAAGACGTAGATCGACCCGGCCGCTGGCATGTTAATGGCGAGCGAGGAAGTGAGCGTGCCGGTTAGATTGTAGAACAGATTTTGCGCAATGCTGGCCGAGATCGTGATGCTGCGCGCGGTGCTGGGGATTGTTGCGTTCGTCGCGCCTAATGTGACGGCCGCAGTCGTCGATGAAGCAACGATTTGATAATAGCCTCCCAGGTTCAAATCCTGATACTCGAAGTTGCCGTTAAGATTGGTGTCCCACGATCCAACCGCGCCGCCGTGCGCAGGGTAGGTGTAGCCTTTGTTAGTTGTAGGGCTGGCCATATTAGATTACCTATACACCGGCAGATAATACGCTGCCCCACTGGACGTTGTTACGGCAATGAAGCCGGCTGCTTGCGAAGATGCAAACGTTATGGTGGACCCCGCTGTTGCAACCGCTGACGACACGACAACGCCCTGCTGCAGAAATGTCGTAGTCAATCTGGCATTCAACGAGTTGATGGCGTTGACGCCGTTCTGCATCGCCGTCAGCAGATCGGTAAGAGAGGCTCCCATCAGCGCCTCCCTGCCCGCGCCCAGCGATACTTCAAAGCGCCGATGCGCCAGAAGGATCCGGTATCATTGCTTTCAATTCTCATCGCCATGAAGCGCCCTCGAAATCGTGTCGTGATGTACTGCGTAGTTTGCGTATACGTGAACGGGCCATATTCCCGTGGCGTGTCACCTGCGTAATCCGTAACCAGAAACGTTATGCTGCATGTCGCCGTCTTCGCTCCCGAATAAGTCCCGAATTTCATATCGGGCAGCACCCAATCGACAAAAGCCATCTCGTTGCCTTCGGCGATTGACCAGTAGCCGGTTTCGAAGATCGGATTTATCGGCTGGCTGACGTTATCATATCCCTGTTCATGTTGATATATGATCTGCGTATCAGCCGCGATTGGCGTACCTTGCCCGGTAACGTCGATCCAGGCGTTTCGGGCAAGCGTCCCGTAGTCCCATTCCCCTTCAACGATATTATACTTGACGTACGAATCGTTCTCGCCCGTGCTGGACGATGAAGGGAAATACCATGTGATCTCGTTGAAGACCGAGTTGGGCGCGCAGACGATCTTTCTTTGCTGCGCTGTCGATAGGTTCTGAAAAATGAAGTCCCATACCGTGCACGGAATAGGCTCGGTGCCGTTTTGCCCAAGCCGGAAGAATTGGAATGCGTTGCTGCACCAGTACACGGTTCCGGCAATAACGCCGGCGGCATGCGGCCCGATCAATCCGCATCCAGAACCGATTCGGGTAAAGTTGAATACGACGTCGCCGCCAATGTATTGCATCGCCCATACGTCAACATCTGTCCAGATTATGCCTTGAGATGGAGCCTGTAGACCGCCGATAATGCGTGATCCGGTCGGGATCACGAACGAGCCGGCAGTCGTCTGGTTCGAAACCGTCCACTCGTTGTAATTCGCCGCATCCGACCAGCGGACAATGAGCGGCCCCTGAACGCCGGTTGATTGCGTCGAACGCCAAGCCACCAGGATCTGCTGCGGCATGGAAATGAAGATGCCGCCATTGAAGAACGGCGCTGTCGGGATCACCGATGCTGTCGTGAAGCCGCTGCGTGGCGACCACACATAGATCGGACCGTCGGTCGGGCAGGCCAGAAGTGCCTCGCCCCAATTGTCGAGCGTCCAATCGGTCGCCGTGATCGGCGTACCGGTACCGCCCGTAACGGGAGATCCTATGCCGTAGCCGCCAAGCCCATAGCCGCCGAGCCCATAGCCGCCGGCGGTCGGAGGCGGTCCAATCGAAATGTAGTAGACGATCTGCGCCAATGTGCTGTTCATCGTCACTGTGCCGGCGCCGGTCGACGCCGTGGCAGCCGTGATGCGAAACGAGGTGGAATCGATAACCGAGTTGATTTCGTAAGAACCTTGAATGACCAAGCTGGTTGACGGGCTGGTCGGCGTTGGCGCGATGAATTGCTGCAGCAATCCCGGTATAGCCTGGAAATTGTGGTTCGAGAGTGTGACAAGAACCGACGCTTCGCCCGCTGCGGTCGTGAACGTTGGCAATGTGCCACTGCTGGCAATGGTAGTCGAAGCGACAACGCTGGACGTGATCTGGTAGGCGCTCGATCCAAGCGCGGTCGTGACGGCGTAGGCCCCGTTCAGGAGCAGGTTGCCGATCGCAACCGGCGTATTGAGATAGATCGTGTCGTAGACCGATGCGCTCGAACCAACATCGACGATCGTGACCAGCGCGCTTCCCGATGAGATCGAGAAATTGACGGCGTGGTTTGTAGTGTTGGTCTGCGGCGACAGATCGCCAAGCGAGCCCGCGGTAATGACGTTTAGTGCGCCGGTCGATCCGGTGGTCGCGACCGCGAGATATCCGGTTCCCGTCGATCCCTGCCAGGCATGAATGTCGCGGATCGTCGAGCCGAAGGTGCCGGTATAGAATTGGTTCCAGCCGCCGGTCTTCTGAATGATCTGGTCCTTGTACCGAATGAGATTCGATACCGATACGCCAGCTTCATTTCCAGCCAACGTACGCTGTGAATTCACGCCGGGCCGAAGTATGGTGGTCGCAAGCGGCACTTATCAGGCCCTCGGCGGGGTTGCGATCGGATTGGGAATTTGCGGGGTCCAGCCTTGCGATTGGATCTTGGCGCGCAGCGAGTCGACTGCAGCTGTCTTGAGCAACGTGGTAAAAACATTTTCCCACGACTGCGCCGATTGCGGATCGTCACCCTGCGAGCCGAAGTTCTTCTGGTAGCCGGTGTAGAATACCATGGCTCCGGCAAAGAACAGCTCCGGCAGGTTCTGTGTCAGCCATGTGCTGCTGTTGCCCGATGACAGTGGGTTCGGGCGGATCGTCGCCACGACTTCTGTTCCATATGCCTCATCCGGCGTGGGCCCGAAGATGATCTGCGTGTCATTCACGCGGGCGGCGAACTCGGGCACGCCAGTCAGCGAGGAAGTAGCCGACGGGTAGCTTGCGTCCACGAAGTCGGGGCTTGTGAAGTAGGTCGGGCTGCGTGTCGTGTTGGTCGATGTCGTGCCGACCGGCGTGAAGATGTTGAGGCGATCCACGACAAGCAGCGTTCCCTGCGTCGTCGACAGGTTGATGGATCGAACGCCTGATGAGCACGAGACGGACGTGTCGGTAACGCGGACGGAAAGCAGATCCAGCTCGCGGTAGATGCGGCCTTCGGCGTAGTCGATTACGCCGGGCAGCGCGGTGAGAAACTCCGCATTGGCGGACGACACGGGCGCCATGTTGGCGAGCTGGGTGACGAAGCTGTCATATGTCAAAGTCATATGTCATTGGCCCCTGCGTCGGAGATATTCAACACGAGCTGCGCAATTCCGACTTGCGATACGCCATCTCCCCGGATGACTGCGCGATGGTACTGGTAGGGCGCCTGCGTGATCGCGTCATCAGTAATGATCTCGCCTGCGGTGCCGGCTGTCGTTCCAAAGGCGAGGGTCGACCAGGTGGCGCCGTTGTCGGATCCTTGAATACGATACTGAGCGGCTCCCGTCAGCAGAAAGGGCTGGTCGGCGGGGGCGATCAGCGTGAAGCTCGACACGACATGCGTCTGCGGGGTAACGGTCGAAGGCGTCGTCGTGAGGCCGCCGGTCGCATCGGCCGCCCAGTTCTTTCCTACCCAATTGTTGAATCCTGAGACGCTGTTGGCCAGATTGGCGCAGTTGGAGAAGCCGCGGCTGACGGTCGTAGCGACGGAGCTGACCACAACCCCGCCATCGAAAGCGGCGTTGACGCCAGCGCCCATCACCATGTTGCCTATGCTCATGCCAAACTGCGTTGTCGGCAGGAAGGCATTGGCCGGATCGTAGCCCAGTCCAGAAACAGGGTTGTCAGCGACCACGTAGTTTTCCGGCCGCGCGAAGTTAATCGGTATTGGATCCGGCGGAAGAACGATAGTACGTTCCTGCTCGTTGGGAATATCGAGGCAGGATAGGCAGACAAGAAGGCCGAGGTTCTGCAGACGGGGGCCGCGGTAACGCAGCTGGTCCTGTAGGGCGTCGTGATTATACATGAAGCCGCACCGATCGCATACCCCCAGCGCCCGCGGCGAACGCGAGTCGACAGATGCTTTGCCGTGCGGACGGAAGCTCATCGGAAGTACGATCCCAACTGCGGACCAATGTAGAGCGGGGCGTTTTCCGTATCCTGGGCCGCCGCAATGTTCCATGCGCGCTGATAGCGCGCGAACAGCTTGTCTTCCAACTGCGGCATGTAGGTCTCGGACAACATCCAGGCCAAGCCGGCGGTAAATGCCGCCATCCAGCGGCTCTGCACTTCGACGTTATAACCGTTGGTGACATCGGCATCCTGGGTCTGCCGCACCGCGTAGTATTTTGCGGTGTAGGACAGCGCGCCGTCCGGAACCAGATAGAACGTCACCGTCGGCGAGATCAGCCGGTTGAACCAGAACTGCGAGGGAGAGCCTTGTGCCGTCTTGTTGGCGATGGCAGTGTATTCTGTGCGAGACAGCGGATTGAGGTAGCGGTCGACGGATGGCGTGCCGTAGGAAATATACATATCCAGGATCATGACGATCTCGGCTGGCACCGAGTATGTGGCCGATCCTTGAACGAGCGGGATGGATTGCAGGTTCACTTCCCACAGGTTCACCTGGTTGTTGGACCACTCGCTTAGCAGCAAATTCAGCTTCATGCGCGCGGCGAACATGTGCGATTGCGTGATCTCGGACGGCCTGATCTGGCAGCGCCCGAACGCGTCCAGGACGATCTCGGCGCCCGAGGGATTGAAGTCGTATGAGCGAGTGGTTTTAACGGCAGCCGGAAACATGGTTCACCTATGGTCCAAGGAGGCGAAGCTGCCCGAGCGCGGGCGTCCCGCCGGTCCCGATGATCGAGTAGTTGGCAAAGCCCACCTTCGCCTGGCCGGAGCCCCAGGTCGCGATGAAGAACTGGTTGGATTGCGTCATGGTGATGGTCGAAGAGGCCGTCGTGCCGGAAATTGACGTATAGGTCATGGTCAGCGTTGCGCCCGATGGCACAGTGAGATTGCCGCTCGAATCAAGGAATTCGACCGTGAATTCGACCGTACTACCTTGAGTAATATTGTATGCCACTTCAATCCCCGACTATTTCTCTTTACCCTACCACGCCTTACCGCTCGCGGATAGCTATGTTGACCGACGGCAAAGCAACGACCGGTGCCGCGACGGGCAGAGGCACGGCGTCCTCGATCACGCCGACAATACCATCAACCGGCGCGTTGAACATGATGCCGCCGAACAAGGCGGTATCGGCAAACTCGATCGCCGACAAGACAGCGGTGAACGAGATGGTAAACGGCGAGAAGCTCTCTCTTGCAGCGAGCGGAACGGCGGCAAGAGGCGCAAATCCCATCATGTTCTTATCCCGATTGCATGATTACCCAATTCGTTCCGTCGCTGACGAGCGTAGCCCACTTGCCTGCCGTCCCTGGGAGGATCGCAGTAGCAGCCGCGCCGCCTACCTGCGGAACGACATTTGCCGACGCCGAAACCACTGTCTGAGCCTGATAATTATTAATTGTGATTTGTCGCCCTGCATAGCTCGCAGGTGCCGGCAAGGTAACGGTACAGGTCGAACCAGCCTTGTTGTTGATTAGCCACGTCTCGGTATCGGCAACCGTGAAGTCGTTAGTCTTTGTAACAGGCGCCGGAACCGCGATGTACTGTGTGACCTGAAAATTTCGCAATTTCAGATCGCGGAAAGTCCCCGCTGTGCCGTTATTTACTTCCAATACGCCGGCAGCATTGCGCGTAATACCAACATCATTCGTATTAAACCAAATTGTCGTGCTTGACCACGATATTGTTATATCTTTGGCAAAAGCCGCAAACCCGTTCACCGGACCGCCGGTACTTGCAAGCGCAAAACTCGTAGCAGGACTGGTGTAAAAACCCTCACCTAAAAATTGGCCGCCTGGCGGACGGCCAACCGGAGTGATCACATAAGCTTCCTGTACGATTGTCGAGCCAGTGAATACGGTGGTTTTTAGCCCCGACAACATTCCGGTAACGCTCGGAAGAGCCGACAATTTCGCAACAGTGAAGTATCCGAGATTCGGAAAGGTCCCCGTAACAACATACGCTACATCGCTCACCCCGTCATTGAGCTTAATCCCAAGCCCTGGAAATATGAAGTTGGTGTCGTTACAGTAGACGCAAAAGCTATGCCCCTTGTACGACCAGCTAAGTCCAGGGCAGTTGACGGTTGTCAGGTCTTGACCGTAACTATAACAAGAATGCGCTGAATAAAATTCCTTCGTGGGGACATTAGAAAAAGCGGCTTCGCGATATGTTTGACCGCCCCAAAGAATTGGGTAGCTGCACGTAGTCGGCGATGCCAATGTCGGCAGAACTCCACTGAGAACCGCGACATCGCCCGATCGCACGGCAGGAGTAGTCCACGGAGCCGGCCGCCAACCCCACATAGGAGCGAACCCAAAACCGCTCCGACGCCAACTGTCAGCGAATGTAAAAACAAAGAAATGATCGGTATCTCCAAAAACTCCAGCTTCATAATACGGTTTGTTGGGGTCCGTAGCATTGATCTCGCCGCCAAAATCGCCCGAACGAACGTTGAGATATCCATCAATATTGTCGATGGTCAGCGAGGAGTTGCCAACGATATCTATCATCATTGGGACAGCGTTGCCCAAAGTACATGACGAAATGCGGATATCGCTGACGCCGCTTCCGGTCCCAAGTGAGCCCGTAGTGAAGAACGGAAAATGCGCCGCTCCGCACATATATCTCGCGCGCACATCTGGGTTGCCGCTAGCCGAACTGCTCGACTCAGTTGGATCCCAGTTGCAAAAAAGATTTTTAATAGTGTTTGGCCGGTTAGACCCGAAGACGACCTGGCCGTCAACCACAGTCGTAGGAGTGTTTGGATTCTCGATGTGGATGCCATCAATCGAGAAGTTGTTGCCGGTAAAAGCGGTAACGTGCTCCGCAGCAAAAACTATCAAGCAGGCTTGAATCTCAGCTTCCAAATCCGAGGCGGTTTTAGCGTTATCAAGCCCGAAATTGTAATAGCTCCACATCGGGTAGATCTTGAAAGTAGCTGTTTTAGTTCCGGCGACATACGATACTAGAGTGCACGGAACTACGCCGAAATGCGCGGTCTCAAACGAGAAGGTGTCGTAAGCCGGACCGTTAGAACCACCTGTCCAGAAAAAATCTGGGGTAGTGATGACGGCGGTGAATGTATAGTTAAACGAATTACCAGCCGCCGCAACAGTCAGCGCGGAGACTGCCGAAATAGCAAATGAAGCCACGACTCCGCTTGCAGTGTAATTGCCGCCAAGAACCTTAACGTCAACCCCGTTGGGATTATAAACGCCGAAGTGGCAATCAGGCTGGCAATCGATAAAGCTATTGATGAAATTCTGAGTCTGAGCGAGATAAAATCCGTAGTAGCCATTATAAGCCCAGCACTTTATAAAGGTGTTGGAATCGCAAAGCGCATTGAAGTTATTAGCTCCAGTTTTGAAGCTGGTATAGAAACTAGCCACAAATACATTCTCAATCCTTGCGCGGGTTGACCCCCCGCTACCTCCAGTCAGCCCCAACCCGATTCCATTAATATTCTGCTGAATATGCCAAAGGCCGCCAGGGCCACGGATGTTGAGATCCTTAACCAACATACCTTGCCCTGGTCCGACATAAAGCGCTCCACGATCATCAACGGTGTAGAGAAGTTGCGTTCCGTCGCCTTCAGCATTCGGCAGCCCCGGATCGCCGATCAGTGCCAACGAGAAATTGAAAATCGTTGGGTTGGCAAAATTTGACCTAAGATTCCCTGGCGGATCAAGATAAAGAGAATCAGAAACCTTGTAATTCCCGGAAGGAATGTAAATGGTCCCAACGCCATTGGCGTAGGCGTAATCAATCGCCGCCTGGATTGCCGTGGTAGAATCGGTCGTGTTGGTTGGATCTGCTCCAAAGTCCCAGACGTTGACCCAGTCCGGAGCGGTATCGATATCTTGCGCCTGGTAATCCAGAAACACGATCGGAGACGCGCTGAAGTTGACAATCAGGTTGGCGTTCGAACTCTCGCGAATGGTCGTTCGCGCCACTGTGGTCGAGGCCGCGGTGTAGACCCCGGTACCGACTTCCCACTGGGTCTTGTCGAGCGATTCGGCCGTATAAGAAACGGTCGCGCCATCAGTCACGCCGCGCTGGGCAGGGGTGCTGTAACCGCTGATCGCGGTGTTGACGATGAAATTGCCCGTGCCCCCGGCCACCGCCTGGAACATGACCCGATTGTAAAACTTCGAAATCGTCATATCGAATGCTCACCGCTGCCGGATCGAGACGATCGCGGTTGGGACCGAATCCGTCGACAGCTCGATGACGCCCACAAGGGCGCCGGAAGGCGGACTATAGGCGATTCCGTCGGTATCCATCACATCCGGCGTCTCGGTCGCGGCCATGACCGCCAGGGTGATGGGAACGATCGGATAGGGGTAGAAAGCCGCGGCTTGCTGGTAACGCGCTTCCAGCCCCGGCTTGCGGCGCGGCGCGAGATCGTTCTGCGGGACGTTCCAGCCGAAGCTGACGACGGCGTACGGCGTCGCGAACGGCACCATCGCCGTCTCGGGCGCGATGCGCAGCGGCGGCTTGCGGCGGACAGGCTCGGACCAGGGCTGATGCCACTTGTCCTCGGTGACAACTTCGCGGAACGGAACCCAGGCGACAGCCTGCTGCTGGGAGGCGCTGAGCTTCTTTGTCTTCGGCGGCTCGTTGAGCGAGTTGAACCACGAGAAGGAAACGACGGGCTTCGCGACGAACGTCAGCGGTTGCTGCAGGTAGCCGCGCAGCCCCGGTTTCAGACGAACGGGTACGGACCATGCCTGATGCCATTCGTCTTCGGTAATGGTAGCGGCAGGAGTGGGGATAGCGGCAAAAGCAGCGATGTCGGAAACGACTTCGAACGCCTTGTCCTGGACCGGCTCGCGCCAAGCCGCATACCACTTATCGATGGTAACGACTTCCGCCGCCGGGGTGAACCCGCTCCAAGCCAGCGCCTGCTGAGCCGGCGGAGGCTTCCGGCGTGTTGGCTCGGACAATGGCCGATACCATTTGTCCAGATTGCCGTTGTCGGGCGGGACAACGAAGTTCGTGGTGTTGGAGATGACTTCGAAGGCGGCGTCGCGGACCGGCGTCGAGAGTGGCTGGTACCACTTGTCGACGGTGACGGTTTCCGCCCCGCTCGGGGTAAACGGCGTCCAGCAGCAGGCGGCAACCAGGAGGGCCGCGGCGACTTTCCTGGATCGAACCGGTATTGAGAGCGGCTGCTGCCAGGAGGAAACGAAGGATTCGGTTTCGTTTACATAGACGCCGGGAGCGACAATATAGCTACGCGTGCCCGTCTCATTGAGATAGACACCGGGTGCGACTATGTAAGAACGAGGCATTTGCCTAGGTTATTACAGGTTTTGGGTCGATGTAATACGTCGATGTGGCCTTCGCGACATGAATTATGATGTTGAAAGGGCCCTTCATTCCAGGCGTAAACGACGGAACGACCATCTTGAAGCCGTTGCCCGCACCGCCACCGCCCCAGACCGAAGCGTCAGCACTATTGTTGGTCGTAACAGAAGCAGCGAGATTGTCCGCCTTCGTGGTTGTTATAAACGACCCTTGCGGCGTTAAAGAGGAGCCGAGGTATTCCACTTCAACCCAGATGTCGTCGTTGTTTGGCACGCCGCCACCCGTCGTGGTGCCATAAATCGTCAGCGTCGTAATTGCAGTAGTGCGCTCATTCCAGATGACAATGGGCTGCGCTTCAAAGGGATATACCCACTTGCTGTTGGCGGTAGAAACAAGCTTCCACGAAATTGGAGTTGTTCCGTCCGTAGCGCCGCCAGTGCGGATGATCGTTGTTTCGACAGTTTGCGTGCCTTGATAATTATAGCGCTCATCGCGATAATTAGTGGCGCCACTGTCGCATCTGATCGCATCAACGCGCCCTCCTACGTTGACTGTAGGAGTACCTGACACAGTAACAGAAGCAGGCAACTTACAATCTTGAAAGACGAAACGTAACGAACTTGGTACGGTAGAAACAAGCGTTTTGCCTGAAAGCGCGGATAAGTCTATTCCCCTAATAAAAAAATCAGGAGCCGAGCCACCACTGCCACCACCATTAAACAAACTGGTTGGAAGGGTCGCTCCTTGAATAGCCGACGGAGTGTTTTCCCAAACAACAACGCCTCTTGATGGATTTACCGAATCAGTAACGGCTCCAAACTGCATCGTTGTATTAATTAGTATGACTTGCCCAACGTTGTTGTTAAGATTAATAGCTGTAGATGTGCCAGTGGTTCCGGCTTTATTAAGTGCACAATTTTCCAACTTTACTGAACTGTTGAAGCCGGAAGCAATAGACAGCGTGGCGGCTACTACCCCAGTACCCGCGTTAAACGTTATGCCATAGATATATACTATACCTGTTGTGATCGACAGATTGCTGTTGCCGGTTGTCGTCACGCTTCCCGTCGTTTTCAAATCCGCGCTAACGGGAGGCAAGCTACCCGCGCGATCAACACAATACGTAAAGTTTGGAGAAGCAGATGTGCCAGGAAACGCAAGTGTATTTGCTGTGGACTGTGTTTCCGCGTGATTATTTGCCACATAAAACGTGTTGCCTGCTTGCCCCCAGGTGGCAGTAAGCGCGTTAGCAATTCTGGCATGCGGCGCCTGCCATCCCGTGAAATTGCCGACCACACCAAGCGACGTCCATGTCACGGTGTTGTCGGCTGTGGTCGTCCCTGCAGTATTCGAAAACGCAGGTTCGGCACCGTTGCCCGCCGTGCCTGCTGTCGTGGCGATCTGGTAACTTGCTCCACTGTCGCGCTTGATAACTTGCCCAAGCGTCACCGCAGTATTCTTCACGCCACCCGGAGGCGTAGCTGTAATTGTCCAAGATGGCGTGTTGGCCGCATCACCGTTGAGCGCAGCGATGCCGGTACATTCCTGCCACGTAGGACCAGCGGCTTCGGCGGTCTTAGCGCCACGCGTTAATGTCCAAGAAGGTTCAGCAGCGAGTGAAGTACCTGCCACGATACAAACGAAAACACGTTCAGAACCAACAGCAGGGGCAGCAAGTTGACGAACCAAAGCACCTGCTGCATAAACCGTTAGCGCGGCCCACTGCGCTACGTCAAAATACGATTTCTTGCCGGCTCCAGCCGAGCCGTCGCCATAATTGACGTACCATGCATTATCGACCAAAGCCATTTATTGCCCCATCGCCGATCGAATTGATGTCGCCAACGAAGCCGCAGGCGCCAGCTTGTTCGTCCTAAGAGTCGCGGCCTGCCCCGTTGTTATGTTAAAGATGTTCGCAAGCTGAGCGTCAGTCAGCGTGTTGAGAAAGTCGCCAATCATTATGGCCTCAGTACGCGTCGAATTCAGGTATGCCGCCCGCCCGGCGGCGCGGTTGTCCGCCGCTGTCGAGTAAACCAGACTGATTGTCGCTAGCGAGCCGTTAAGTGTGACAGACGCGACATTGCTGGCAATCTCCGCGAGGTTGATATTAGAGGAAAGAATAATAGCGTAGGCTGCAAGCGCAGCGTTGAGATCGTCAGTCGCATTGGCGAGATAATTACGCACGTACTGCACTGCAACCTGATCCGTATGAAGCTCACGTACCCATATCCGCCCATCTTTCTGGACGTTGGTTGCTGTTATCTCAGAGGATACAATAGGCATTTCAATCGCTCGGGCTTGTGGTTGCATCAGTAAGCAAACCGGTCAACACCGGCGCACCGCCGCTACCCTGGTTTGTTCCAAATGTCGCAGCTCCACCGCTGAATAAAATAATAGAATTCGAGGGGAATCCTGACGGATCCGCGGGCTTGCCGTCTGCCGTAATAAACTTCCGGCGATTTGCCTCAGCAATGGTGTTTCCCGCCTCAACGATGGTGTCCGTAAAATTCACATAGACGTCCGCATAATCTCCCACGGTCGCAAAGCTGCCAGGAGATGAAGTCCCAAAGTAAAATGGCGCATCGTCGTATTTAATTGGGCCAAAATCATTGTCCTGGTTGATGATATACGGAACCAGCGTGTCGTTAACATACATCGCCAACCGGCGAGACCCTGGCACGAATCCCAAATCCCACGAAAACAGGAAATGATTCCAAATCGAATTTGTATATGCGCCTGGAGCGCTGTCCCAATCAAGGTTTGCCGGGTCTGTCGTTGTGGCTGCAAGAAATCCGCCGACCTCGCGTGCATCAACCCCGCCAGTAGGACCCATACCAACGCACGAATTATTAGAATAAAGAATAATCTGTCCAGCCCAAAACGGGCTTAATGTCCCCAAATCCCCGTTGCCCCAAAACGAAAATATGCCCTTTGTACCATTGACGACGCCTGCTAAGCCAGATGCCCATTCAAAATATGTATTTCCGTCAAAACTGACAGCGCTTGCGACATAAGGGGCAATTGGTCCTCTTATCATACTAACTGGAGCACAACTTTCAACAAATAGTTTTCGGCGCATGGGCTAGCGTCCTACAACTGCAAATAAGGATGCCGTAGCTGAAGCAGCAATATGAGGAGCCAGATCATTATCTATCGTCCTACAATTACCTATGATGTTATCGACCCGCAACTGCGTAGAGCGTAGAAGAAGGATCAACAATGGAAGGTGTTCGCTCTGTCCATGTCACCGCATCTAACGACGAATAAATA